ACGAACTGCTCCCCATCCCGATCATCTGGGACCCGGACAACAACGACCACGACGGCGTGGTGGTCGGTTCCGTCAGCGCCCTCGAGCGGGTCGACGGGATGACCACTGCGGTCCGTCCTGAGGCCGTCACCGGGGAAGACATCGAGGCGGTCACCGCCGCTGCGGGCACGTCTACCCTCCCTGCCGAGTACTTCGCCGACTTCCGTCCGACGAAGGCGGTGCCCCTTACCATCGGGGGTGAGGACGAGAACGGCCTGCGTCACGTGTGGGGCATCGCCGCGCCGAAGGGCGTGTGCCACCGAAGCGACATGGGCGCGTGCTTCCAGTACCCCGGCGATGTGGACCCGAAGCACCGTGGCTTCCACACCGGCCAGGAGATCACCCTGTCTGACGGGAGCAAGGTGCGTGTCGGTGCCCTGACGATCGGAGGGAAGCACCTGGACGCCAGCCTCGCCCGGCAGGGCGTGGACTTCCGCGAGGCGAACCGGCACCGCGATGACGCGAACACCGTGTTCGCGATGATCCGCGCATGGGAGACCAACTTCGGTCTCGCCATCAGCGGGGTAGTGATGCCGGGGGTGGACCGCGACACTCTGATGCGGGCACTGACGCTCGCACCCAGCGTGGAGCTCTGGCCCGCTGGCCGAGGCCGCACGCTGGTCGGCGTCCACCTTGTCCCGACTCCGGCGTGGCCGGTGGCTGCCAGCGCAGGCGGCGACGCCCAGGTCCTGACCGGACAGAGTCACGTCCACGTGGTCAATCCTGAGGGTGGTTTCTGCGCCGAGTGCGGAGAGGGCGAGCACTTCGACGACATGCCTGCTGACGAGCAGCCCGCCGATACTCCGGCCTCTCTGGACGAGGTCATGGCGAGCCTGAAGCGGATCGAGAAGGCCCTCGCCGTGCTGGCCGAGGAGGCTCTCACGGATGTCCCGCTTCCAGAAGATTCTCCTGGGGAGTAGCGCAACGCGCAATCACCCGCTACCCTTCGGTCTAATCGGCTCTGTGTAGAGCCACCTGGCGGTGGGCACCGCGTCCCGGATTCACACCAGACGCGAAAGAAGTCCACCATGGATCTCCAGCAGGCTCTCAGCATCCTGGGTCGGGTTGGCGCGGGAGAGACTCTCTCGCTGTCCGAGCTCACTCAGGCACGCGACGTCATCGCCCGTCAGCTCCACGCTCTCCGCGGTTCCGGCACTCCGGACCTCGACGCACTGACCACCCTCCGCGAGTCCTACTTCGCCGCCGACGCTGCCGTGAAGGCCGTGGCCGAGCAGCAGGAGGCAGCGATCGCCGACGTGGACGCCGCGCTGGCCGACATCCCCAACCCGGACGACGAGCCCGGTGACGGTGAGGACGACGGTGAGGACGGCGAGGACGGCGACGGCGAGGACGCCGGCGACGAGACCGAGAAGTCCACGAAGAAGGGCAAGATGCTCTCCGTGCAGGAGGCGGTCGCCCGCCTCGGCTTGAGCGGCACCCCTGGCACCACGACCACCCAGGTCCGGGAGCCCGACCTCGCGGCCACCGAGACCCGCGTGCTCATCGGCGGCGACGTCGTCCAGGGCGCCGACATCCGTGCGCTGGCCGAGGCGTTCCACGACTCCTCGAGCCGCAGCCTGAAGGCGGGCAAGGAGCGGGTCGCCCGCATCGAGACCTCGTACGCCGACGAACGCACGCTGAGCGGCAAGATCAACGCCGACACCCGGCTGGTCGACTCGTTCGTCAGCCCGGACGCCGTGGTCGCGGCGGGTGGCTGCTGCTCCCTGCCGCAGCCGATCTACAGCAACCCGGTCCAGGGCAGCACCGATCGCCCGATCAAGGGTGCGCTGCCGACGCTGGGTGCGACGCGGGGCAAGTTCTCGTTCTTCCCGGCCATCTGCCTCCCGGTGGACGGCTTCGGGGTCTGGACCTGTGACGACGACGAGGCCGTCGACGAGAGCGACCCGGACACCTGGAAGGTGTGCGCCGAGGTCGACTGCGACGACGCCGACGAGGTCGACGTCTACGCGGTCTACTCCTGCGTCACCGTCGGCAACTACCAGGCTCGGTTCGCCCCCGAGCAGTGGCAGGGCTACCTGTCCGCGCTGGCGATCCAGAACGCCCGTCGGGGTGAGGTCCTCCTGTTCGAGCAGATGCGCGATCAGGTCCTCTCGACCTACACCGTGAACGCTCTGGGCTCCACCTTCGCCAACACGGTGAACGGTGTCGGCACCGCCGCCGCCGCGCTCCGCCAGGACCAGCGCCTCGGGGACGTCCAGATGGACTTCTTCGTCAGCGAGACGCTGCTCACGGCGATCCGGCTGGAGATGCTCAACCGCCGGATCTTCTCCTCGGCGGTCGACGACCCCAACTTCGCGTCGAGCATGCTCAACACGGCGCTCAGCAACGAGGGCGTCAACGCGGTCTACTCGCAGGACCTGGACACGGTGACCTTCGGCAGCGGCGGCGACGACCCGCAGTTCCCGGCCACCCTCGGCTCGGTGCTGGCCCCGAACGGGTTCTTCACCTACCTCGACGGCGGCACGCTGGACCTCGGCACCGAGATCCGGGACCACAACCTCAACCGCCAGAACAAGGTCGCGGCGTTCGCCGAGTCCTACGAGGGCATCCTGGCCCGTGGGTGCAACGCCCTCGGCCTGGACATCCCGGTCGAGATCTGCGACTCCGTCCCCTGCCCCGCCTGAATCGCCGGCTCTACTAGGAAGGAGAGGCCCTGATGTCTCAAGGTCTCATGGAGGGCGTGGAGGTCGAGCAGGCCGTCCGCTCTGGTGGCATCCTGACTGCCGCGCTTCCTGCTCCGCAGGGCTGGATGCAGGGCCTCTCCATCCCGTTCTACGGGTGCGGTGAGCCGGTCCTCTCAGATCGGTGTGTCACGGCCGACGACACCGTCGACCTGAACAAGCCCGTCGTCTCGCAGTTCCAGCCTTTCGGGATCTCGCAGAGCGCGGCGTGCAGCAGCCTGTCCCGGCTGGACCAGAAGGCCCACGCGCAGGGGCGGCTCGACTCGACGACCGAGTGGGCCGTCGGCCGTCAACTGGCGACCGACGGCCTCGGCCTTGGCACCCCGTCCCTCGCGGACGGGACCAGCCTCGGCACCGTGGCCGACGGGAACTTCGCTCAGGCCGTAGGTGAACTCGAGCAGGCTGCGGCCGACGCTGGCTTCGGCACTCAGTGGTGGCTTCACGGTCCGGTCAAGGCAGCGGCGTTCCTCACGGAGTCCCGCTCCTTGCTCGGGAAGATTTCACCGACCGGCGCTCCGTGGGTCATCAGCGTCGGCTACCCGGTCCAGTCGGCGACCACTGTCCGGCTCTGGGTCACTGGTTCGGTGTGGGTGGGAGTGGACGAGCCTTTCGTCCTCAACGACCTCGACCGTCGCAACAACAACGACGAGGCCTTCGCCAATCGCAGCGCCATCGTGGCTTTTGATCCTTGCATCAACTTCTACATCGACGTCACAGTACCGGCGAGCCCGTGATGTCAGTCCACCCAGCCCCACGAGATGCCGCCGAGAATGCGGTCGAGCGTGCTGCGATTGATCCCGTACTCACGGGCCGTGGCGATCTTCGACCCGCGCTTCTCGTAGGAACGGCTGCGGATCTCACGGACATCGTTCGCAGTGAGACCCGTTCTGTCGGAACCCCGGTCGCGGTAGCGGTCGAGCAGGTTTTGTCGGTGGTTCCCGAGGTAGAGATGCCGAAGGTTCACACATCCAGTTCCTCCGCGACCGCAGTTGTGGAGTACGAGGAGATCCCCAGGGTCGCCGCGATGAATCACCCACATGACACGGGCAGCATCGAGGGTCTTGCCCTCGAATCGCAAGGTGCCGAATCCCCACGTCGGGACCACGCACTCATCCGTGGCTTCTTCCGCAAGGTGTCGGAGGTCGTCCAGCCTGTGTGCCTGCATGGCGCTAACGCTACCATAGGGAGCGCCTTCTACATCGATGTCACTGTCCCGGCCAGCCCCTGAAATCGGAAGAGAGAACGCAATGGGAATCTGCACGACGCCCGATCTGGGGCGTATCAAGAAGGTCGGGCTCTTCCTGGCCGACGAATGCCTCACCCCGCTCTACGGGGCTGACATGGGCTACCTCGACGACTGCCCCGCAGCCTTCGAGACCAGCGACAACGTCGACGACGGCCAGGAGTTCACTCGCCGTTGTGCCGACGGGTCGATCAAGCGGTACATCCCGGGCGTGAAGAGCCTCCAGTCCATCGAGGTGAACGTCGACCTCCACTGGCTCGACCCCGAGTGGATCGCCGCCGCTGGCGGTGCCACCGCGATCGAGCACGACAGCGAGACGATCGGCTGGGCGGACGGCAAGGCCGACCGCTTCAACGTGGTCGTGATCGTGTGGCAGGAGATCCTCGGCGAGTGCGGCGGTGGCGTCACCGGCGACTTCGTCCGGATCTACCCGGTCAAGGGCGCGACGGTCACCGAGGAGGGCACGCCGGGCAGCGAGGACAACTACGTCCGCATCACCGGCCAGACCTCCGACAGCCACAACATCGGCTTCGGCCCGATCCCGCTGGCGCTGGACACCACGACCGGTGACACCGAGTGGCTGTCCGACGAACTGGCGGACGCCACCCACCGCTTCCGGTTCGTCGGCGGCGTGGCTCCCGACGGTTGCGGCTCCGTCACCACGACCGACCCCGGCTCGGCCTGAGCGGTAGGGCACGATGACTCTCTTGAGTGAGGCCTCGTGTCCGTGGGAAGTGGACGCAGATAGTTGCGGGCTGGCTGACCTGGACCCCGACACCCCACTCTTCCTCTCTTCCGTCGCGACAGCCTCGTCGATCATGACGAGGCTGTCGGGGTACACGGTGGGATTGTGCGAGGCCGAGATCCGCCCGCTGAACCTCTGCCCCGAGTGCCGGACGTGGTGCTGCGGTGGTGCCGATGCGATCTACCTCAAGGGGCCGTTCAGCATCTCCGTCTGGGACGTCACCCGTGTACGGCTGGGCGCGGACGACTACCCGGAAACCTCCTGGCGATTCGACAGGGACTCGCGGATGCTGTACCGAGTGCCCCCAGATGTCTGGCCTCGCAAGGACGAGAAGTGGTCCAACGCGGGCGAGGGTGAGGCGTTTGTCGTGGACGCCGAGGTCGGCACCCCGCCGGACGCGTGGGCGCTGGACGTGGCCGCTCGGCTGGTCAAGGAACTCTACCTGTCCTGCACGGGCGCGAAGTGCCGTCTTCCTTCCAACGTCACCACGGTCACCGCGCAGGGCATCACTGTTCGGCTTCGGGATGACGAAGTCAACACGTTCATCCCGGAACTTGGGGCGTGGATCAACGCCGTCAACCCCCACGGCGCTCGTTTGCCCGGTGCGGTGTTCTCTCCGGACCTCTCTGCGGCCCGTAGGGGCGCTCTGAGCGCTCCGGGGGCCTGCTGTGCGTAGTTGTACCGCTAGCACGCTGCGCGACGCTCAGAACGGCTCTGAGGGGCTTCTGAGGGCATCCTGGGGCGGTGGCTGGCATGGCTGAGCGGCTGTACGCCACGGCTGACACAATCCTCCAGTGCGTAGCGGACGCGCTGGCGGATGATCTGCGCCCGGTCTGCAAGGTCTACCAGACCCACGGCATCCCCGTGATCTTCATGTGTTGCGAGTGCGCCGACCCGGATCTGGGTGATGAGGCCAACGGTGAACTCAGCATTCACTTCCGTCGCCTCATGGACGCGGAGGCCAACACGCTCGACGAGGTGCGTCGCATCCGTCCGTGCAAGGGCGGGGTGACAGCCGCTCAGTTCCGACTGGTGCTGGCTCGGTGTCGCCCCACTATCAACGAGAAGGGCGAGATACCACCGCCCGAGGAGTTGACCGATCACACAGAGGACCAACTCCGTGACGTGGAGTTGCTCTGGCAGAGTTTGGCCTGCTGCGGGCTGGACATCCGGATAGACGACGTTTCGGCCGATCTCAGTGACCCGGGGAACTGCTCAGTCATGTTCGCCGACGTGACTGTGCAGGTGCAGGTTCCCGCGTTGCCGGACCCCGGCTCCGCCTAGAGAAGAGAAAGTGATTCACCATGTTCGCACGTTTCATCGCCCTCATCACAGGGCTCACCGCCGCGCTTGCCCTCGGGCTGTTCGCGGCTCCATCCGCCAACGCTGACCCCTGTGACCACCACGGTCACGGACAGCCCCCGTTCTGTTGTCCGGACAACGATCGGGGCCACGGCAACGACTGCCCGACTCCGCCGCCGCCCGTCCCGGTGCCGAGCGGGTTCAACGTCATCGTCGGCTCGCGGCACAGTGACCGGCTGCCGGGCACCGCTGGTCGTGACGCGATCTTCGCCTTCGGTGGTCTGCGCGACGTGGTGATCGGTGGTGCGGGGCGCGACCGGCTCTACGGGATGCGCGGCCACGACGTGCTCCGAGCCGTGGACGGCGAGCGTGACGTGGTCAACGGCGGTGCTGGCCGGGACCGCTGCATCGTGGACGCGATCGACGTGGTACGGAACTGCGAAACCATCATCGTTCGGTGATTGCTACGCTACGGTCACCGTGGGCCGGGGGTTCTCCTCTAGTTCTCTCCGGCCCACGGCCTGTCGCTAGAACAAAGGAGAACAGCGATGACCGACGAAGTACGCCGTGACGTAGTCAAGTTGGGCCTGGACTTCCGGGCCATCCCGGTCGATCTGGGTGATGGCATCGAGTGGGAGTTCCACCCGGACCCCTCGCCTGAGCAGTGGTCCACCCTCGTGGATGCGCTGAAGGAGTTCACGAAGTTCGAGGACGAGGACTTCGGGGGAGAAGCGTTCAAGCACGCGCTCTCCGCCTTCACCGAGGCGATGTCGAAGATGCTGGTCAAGGCAGAGCAGCAGAAGCAGTGGATCAAGAAGGAGTACGGGCTCGGCCCCCAGCAGGCGATCTCGGAAGCCCTCATGGGGATCTGGACGGGTTTCCCTACGACGCGGCAATCGCCGTCTGGGAAGGCATCAAAAGCAACTGGATAAGTCTCGTCACATCGTGGAACCTCAACGGTGTGCAGTGGAAGGAGTTCTCATTCGCGGAGGTGCTCTGGATGGTACACCTGTCGACCATCGAACGGCTCAAGGAAGACAAGCCGAATCAGGTCCGCATGTACCTCAACGAGACCAAGGACTACACTGCTCTTCGTGAGTGGGATAAGTCCCAGATGAAGGACTCCAAGGACAAGTAGACGGGAGGTGGGTTCATGGCAGGCGCGGGCGGTGTCTACGCCGGAAGCGGCGTTGTCGTTGTCATGGACCCGGCTCCTGTCGTCTACCTGAAAATCTTCTCTACCGGAGAAGGCCCTGACCGCACCGCCCGCAAGAACGCGGAGAGGGTAGCGATCCTGGCTACGGCGCTCGCCCCTTCCAGTTCCGGACGGTTGAAGGCCTCCATCCGGGCTGGCCAGAGCCGGAACGAACGTGGTCGGTTCACCTTCGGCTACGACGTCTCTGCCGATACCCCGTACGCCTACTACGTCCACGAGGGTACGGGTCCCTCCCCTCGTTGGCCGGACGCCCGGAAGGTGATGCATTGGCCGGGGCGTCAGGGCGATTTCCCCTACCGTGACTTCGTCATGCACCCTGGAACACCCGCGCAACCGTTCCTCCGGGACGCTCTCATAGCGATGGTGGTGTGAGATGGTAGGCGGTCCCACCGTTGGCAGGGCGAAAGTCGAAGTCAACATGCAGTTCGACGACAACTCGTTGAAGCAGGTTGGCAAGGACATCAAGCGGCAACTGAGCGCGTTGAACAAGGATCTCGTCAAGGCCGGCGAGCAGAATACGAAGACGTACCGGAGCATCGGTCAGGGCGCAGTCACCGCGTGGCGAGCAGCGCTCGGCGCGGCCATCACGTCGGCACCCCTCATCGGTGGTGCGATCAGCGGGCTTGCAGGCTTGGCGACGGAGTTGGCCGGAGCGCTGTACTCAGTGGGCCAGGAGTCCGGTGCCCTGCTCCCCATCTTCACCAGCCTCGGTGTCGCGGGCCTCACCCTGAAGATCGGTATGCGGAACTTCGCAGCAGCGGTGTCCGAGGTCGACCCGAAGAAACTGGAACTCCTGCTCAAGGACATGCCGAAGTCCATGCAGAACGCGGTTCTGGCAACCCGCAAACTCTCCAACGAGATGCGAGCCGCTGTCTGGCCGGTGCTGTTCAAGGGGCTTTCGGACGGGATCGAGAAACTCCGCAACACGGGAGTGATCCAGCGCGGCCTCGGCCTCATGGCGGGGTCGCTGAATGGGCTGGCGAAGTCCGTCCTCAACTACGCCAACTCGGCGGAGGGGACCAAGACTCTCAACAAGTTCTTCAAGAACAACGCGGACGTGTTCGCAGCGTTGTCCAAGATCGCCGTCCCGTTCCTGGATGGGTTCCTCCGTCTCGTCAACGCGCTGACGCCCTCAGCCATTCGGCTCGCCGGGGCCGTCCAGAAGGTCGCTGAGCAGTTCCAGTCCTGGACGAAGGGTGAGGGCTTCAACAAGCGGATCGACACCGCGATGAAGGGCGCGGCCGAGACTGCGGGCAAACTCTGGAAGATCTTGGGCAACCTCACCTCGGCGCTCATGAACGTCTTCAACGCGGCGAACCCCGGCACGAACAACTTCCTGGACATGATCATCCAGATCACCCAGAAGTTCGAGGACTGGACGAAGAGCGTCGGCGGGCAGAACGCCATCGCAAAGTGGGCCGACGCCGCGAACCAGATGATGGTGCAGGTCGGCCACACCCTTGAGGCGATCTGGCCGGTCATGGTGAAACTCGCCGACCCCCGTGTGATGGGGAACTTCCTGGCGACTCTCGAGGGCGCGTTCAAACTCCTCAACAAGTTGCCGCTGGAGCAGATGGTCAACGCCTTCCTCAAGGTCTCGGACGCGCTCCAGCCTGTCAGCAGTTTCTTCCTTGCTGTCATCATCGCCGGTGCAGCCTTCAACATCATGATCGGCAGCCTCATCGGTCAGATGGGCGGCTTCTTCAGCATCCTCAGCAAGATCATCAAGTTCAAGATCATCAGCAATATGCTGAAGAACATGGGCGGTCCTGCCGGAGAGGCGGCGAAGAAGACCGGCCTCCTGCGGCGGGCCTGGGAACTGCTCCTCAGGATTTTCAACAAGGTGAAGGGCGCGTTCACCAAGGTCCTCGGATTCTTCGGGAAGACCAGTGGGGAATCGGCCAATGCGGCGTCCAAGATGGGTAGGCTGACTTCTGCCTTCTCGAAGTTCGCACCTATCCTTGAGGGGATCGCGAAGTTCGCGGGCTGGGTGGGCCTCATCGTCTGGGTTGTCACCCTCATCGCGAAGTCCAAGGAACTCCAGTCCAAGTTGGGCGAACTCTGGGACTCGATCAAGGGTGTGTTCTCTTCCCTCGGCGGGGCGTTCAAGGAGATCGGCACCGCGCTCAAGCCTCTGGCCCCGGCTGCGAAGGCTACGGGTCATGTGCTCGGTTTCCTCTTTGACATCCTCGACAAGATCGCCACGCTCGCTATCGGCGTAGTCCTCGACATGATGATCTACGGCTTCAAGTCGCTGGGGCTTGTGATCACGGGTCTGGGCCACATCATCGCCGGCCTCATCACCTTCCTGATTGCCCTGTTCACCCTGGATTGGGGGATGATGTGGAAGGGGATCAAGCAGATGGCGAGCGGTGTCTGGCCGCTGCTGAAGGGCCTGTTCGGCCTGTTCGTCACGTTCTTCGCCCCCGCGAAGTTGGCGAAGTTGGGTCTCTTCGCGATCAAGGGTCTCGGTGCTGGGATGAAGGCAGCCATGCCCGAGATCCTGGCTGGGCTGGGCCGGTTCCTCGTCTTCATTGGCAAGGGATTCCTGGAGTTGGTCCCGAAGTTGGCGAAACTCGGCGGCGACGCGATCGTGGCGTTGGGCAGGGCCTTCATCAAGTACGCGCCGAAGGTGCTTCTGGCAGTGGGCCGTCTCGAACTCAACATCCTCAAGTTCATCGCGAAGTTGCCGGGGAAGTTGCTTACTCTCGGTGCTAAGGCGATCGTGTGGCTAGGCAAGGCGGTCGTCAAGAACGCGCCGAAGGTGCTCCAGGCGATGGGCCGTCTCGAGATCGGCACCATCAAGGCTATCGCGAAGTTGCCGGGCAAGTTGCTTCGTCTCGGTGCCGAGGCTATCTCCAAGTTGGGGACTGCCATTCGCAACGGACTCGGTGCTGTGGAGGGCATCGCAAGGAATGTCGTCACCTCGGTGGTGAACATCATCAAGGGCCTCCCCGGGAAGTTGCTCAGCCTCGGTGGGAATCTCCTCTCGGCCGGGAAGACGCTGGGCGGCAAAATCCTCGAGGGCATCCGTGCTGGTATCTCCGCGATCGGTGATATGGCCGGGAGCGTCGCCTCCAGCCTGAAGACGGGCATCAACAACGCGATCGGGCTGCCGAAGTCTCTGAGTTTCAAGGTGCTGGGCAAGACGATCGGGTTCACCATCCCCGGCTTCGAGAAGGGCGGTCTTGCTCCGGGTGGCCCGATCGCCGTCGGCGAGGCTGGCATGGAGATCATCAGTCCCCCGCGTGGGTCGCGCATCCACTCGAACCGAGACAGCAAGAAGATGATGGGCGGTATGCCCAAGACCCTGATCCTTCGCGTGGGTGCCCGCGAGTTCACGGCCTACCTCGAGGAGATCGCGGACGACCGGATCAGCGCCTCGGACAACCTCGCATGGCAGGGAGCCTGAGATGCCGCAGATCATTATCCCGCTGACGACCTACCAGATCAAGCAGAACCGACCGGCGTACCCCATCGGGTCACCAGCCACCCTGGCTCTGCAGAACACGAACAACGCCATCCAGCGCGTCCTGATTCGCGTACCGATCGACCGCGTCCCCGTGGGTGCTGTCATCACGTCGGCGGTAGTCCAGTTCTGGACGGCTGCGGCCAAGTCGGGCGCGGTGCCCATTCGCATCCTCCCGATCAACCCGGCTTGGAAGTCCTCGGTCACGTGGTCCAACCGGCCTGCGCTCGGCACTCTCATCACCACGGTCTCGGTCACATCCCCGGTGGTGAACGCGCTCTACTCCTTCCCCGTCACGGCGTGGGCGAACACTCGGAGCCGGAACGGCCTGGAGATCGACACCACCCTCACTTCGGCTATCACCCTGCGGGGCTCGGCGGCGGCTCTCAACAAGCCTGTCATGGTCGTGGACTACTACACGCCGAACTCCCAGCCGACGGGCTTGTCCCCGCACGGCGGAGCGGTCTCGGTGCCCACCCCCATCCTGTCCTACAACGGCGACGAGGATATGGATCACCAGCAGATCCAGTATTCCTCGGACGGCACGGTCGGCGGCATCACGTTCGACACCGGCTCCATCCCAGCCGCCTCAGGCCGCTACGACCCCGCTGCGGGTGCTCCGGTGCTGACGTCAGGGCAAGTCACCTACTGGCGGGTCATGACCACTGGAGGGGGCGGCACGAGCCCGTGGAGCCCGTGGGTGTCGTACTCATACCGGCCCATCGTCCAGCCGGTGATCGTCAACCCGCCCTCGGTCACTGACGACGGCAGCCCCACTGTGACCTGGACGGTGGCCGATCAGGTGTCGTGGCAGGCCGAACTCCAGGACGGCTCCGACGTCATCGCAAGGTCGGTCTGGGATGTGGACTCGACGACCCGCGACTGGTTCCCGGCGAAGGGCGTGAAGGTGCCGGGCGGTCACGGCAGGGTGGTCGTGCGGACTACCGACTCCATCGTCCCGCGTGTGGCGGCAGAGGGAGCACCTGTCTGGTCGGTCTCGGTGAAGGAGTTCGACACCGTCCACACTGGCAACGGTCCGGCTATCACGAATCTCGCGGTCACGTTCAGCGACCCTTTCCCCGTCATCACCGGCACCCGCGCACTCGGCACTCCCGACGACATCGCGCTGATACGCGACGGGGTGGCGGTCACGATCTGGGACGCGGACGGCAATCCCACTCATTGGGCTCCTGCCACCGACTTCTTCACCGGCACGAACTTCGCCATCCGAGACCTCACCGCGGATCTCCGCAAGCCGCACACATGGTCTGTCCTGACCCGGATCAACGGTGTCACCTCGGCTATCGGCCCCGAGGTCACGGAGACCTTCTCCACCGGCAGCGTGTGGATGGTGAACCCGCGGACGGGCGGCAAGATCGAGATCTTCGGGAACGACGACGTGCCCACCGTGGCGCAACTCACGGAGGAAGGGTCGATCCTGCACACCCCGGTCCACGGCAACCTCATCGTGGAGCCGGTGCGTCGCAGGCTGATGCGGACTACCCGCTCGGGCAGCATCGAGGGTCTCGTCCTCAACGCCCACGAGGACCGGCTCGAAGGGTGGGCGCTTGCCGACTCGGCGCTGCACTACCGGCTGATCTTCGGCAAGGTCAACTGGCCCATCATCTTCGGCGATTACAGCCCGACCGATGTCTTCTACGCTCACCCCGATCCTGAGTGCGATGACACCCTCGTTCTCATCATGCTCAACTGGTGGGAGAGGCTGGACGATTAGCGATGCAGCATCAGGGTCGTACTCTGGCTGCTCGCACAGCCTATCACGAATACCTCCAGTCGGACCACGACTTCCGGGTGTGGTGCGACGTTCTCACCATCGAGCACAAGTACGTCGGGACGCTGGAACTCCTCGACGGGCAGATGAACTACTCGAACGGAAACGACGGGCCGTGCCGCACGGGGTCTGTCACACTGTCCGATCCCGAGGGTGCGCTGAACTACGGGTCCGACTACATGCGAGACCCGAAGGGCATGCTCTGGATCAACCGGCTGCTCCAGGTGTGGCACGAGGTCACTGTTCCGGGCTACGGCGACTTCACTACGTCCTGCGTCGTGGGGCTGCCTACGTCAGTCTCCCGCTCAGGCGCGGAGGTCTCTCTTGAGTTCGGGGACAAGTCGCTGATCGCCGACCACGGTGTCCGTCCGCGCTCCTACAAGAAGGGCGCTCAGGTAGACAACGTCCTCAAGTCGATCTTGGCGGACTGCACCGGCGAGACGCACATGCGGATCCCCTCTACCAAGAAGACCCTGAGCAAAGCCTACGCGGTCGGGATGGGCGAGGACTCGCTGACTCCGTGGGATGCGTTCAAGCGGATCGCCGAGCAGGAGATGGGCTGGCGAGCCTACTACGACGGACTCGGCTGGGCGGTGGCCGACGCGACCTCGGATGCCAAGAACCCGGTCGAGATCCACTCGATGCTGGCGCTTCCCGCAGCGGCGACTTCCTTCACCGACTTCTCCAACTACGTCCGGGTCACCAGCCACCGCACCCCGGTCAACAAGAAGTCGACAAAGAAGATCGACGAGTCCCGCGTCCACTACACCTACGACAGCATCGTCGCGCTGCCGAAGGGCAACGAACTCTCGGAGCAGTCGCTTGCCCGGAACAACGTGCCACGGACGATGCCCCTCGTGGTTGTCAACGACGACCTCAAGACGCTCAAGGACACCCTGACCGCGGCGACCAATCAGTTGAAGGATCACTCGGGCTTGGCCGCGGATAAGACCTACGAGATCATCCCGATGTTTCACCTCGACCCCTTCGATCACGTCAGGTTGCCAGAGGGGGTGGGTAGTGTGATGCTTGCCGGTGGGTCCTCGGTTCCGTTCGGCACGAGTGGCAACATGACCATCGGCGCTCACAAGTGGGTCAGCAAGCCGTCGAAGGTCCGGCGGATCAAGTCGAAGACGACCGTGAAGCGTGACAAGAAGAAGGGTGGGAAGAAGAACTGATGGGCACTAACGGTCTTCTCACCGACGTCCGCTGGGAGTGGACGGGCACCGAGGTTACCACGGACCTCGTCGCCGGCACGACCGTTCTGCCCGTTCTTGACCCCCTGTCCGTCACGGCTGATGAGGACGTCTGGATCGCCGACACCGGCCCCTACACGATCGCCGATACGGACGTGGACGGGTCCACCTTCACCCTCACGTCTGGGCTCCAGATCGACGTGGACAGCGGGACTGAGGTGGCGAAGGACATCGGCGGCCAGCCGGGTCGGGCGTGGGTGTGCGAGGTTATCCTCGCTGATGCCGATACGCCCATCGAGGTCCCGCTCACCATCCACGACCTCTCCGTCATGCCTGAGGGCAACTACGATCCGCCTGTCGTCATTGTCCTGTCGGACGACCTCGGGTCGGTAGAGGATCTGCCGGGGTCACTGCCGGTGGTCGACGGGGTCTACATCCCACCGGACACGCTGCCGCCCGGTCCGCAGGGTGTACCCGGTCCTCCGGGAGCCGATGGCTCTCCTCAGTACACCTGGGTCAAGTACGCCGACTCGCCCACGAGCGGGATGAGCGACGATCCGCTGGGCAAGGCGTACATGGGTCTCTCGTACAACCACGACGACCCCACGGAGTCCTCGAACTACACCGACTATCAGTGGTCAAAGGTGCAGGGCGACCCCGGTCCTCCGGCGGGCGTGGTGGACCTCACCTCGAACACACAGGTTCTCACTCAGCCCGCAGCGGGCGGAGTCACTGTCCCAGCGACCGCCGTGGTGACAGGTACGTCGTCCAACACCACGATCTCGGTCTACGAGTACAGCAGTGACGGCACGCCGTTCTCGACCACTGTCCCGACAGGTGTCTCCCGGGTCGGCGACGTGGTGACGATCACCGGCGCGACGATGGTCGCCAAGTCGATCACGGTGCGGATGGCCGATGCTGCTGGCATCTCTGACAGCCTCAGCGTGGCACGGGTGCAGGAGGGCGCGGGCGGCGCTCCCGGCCCACAGGGACCGCCCGGCGTGGGCATCAGCAGCACCGCCGTCACCTATCAGGTTGGCTCAAGCGGAACGTCGGCTCCCACGGGCGCGTGGCTGACGACTCCGCCTGCGACCACGCCGGGCACCTTCCTCTGGACTCGCACGATCACCACGATGACCGATGCGAGCACGAGCACTTCCTACTCGGTGGCCGCGCATGGCACGACCGGCCTGCCGGGTGCTCCGGGCGCGGACGGCGACGACGGATCTCCCGGTGCTCCTGGACGTGGCATCTCCTCGACCGCTGTCACCTATCAGGTCGCTACTTCGGGAACTACGGCACCGAGTGGGGCGTGGTCGCCGACACCGCTTGCGACCGCGCCGGGTGAGTTCCTGTGGACGCGGACCGTGACGACGTACACCGATGCGACCACCAGCACGGCGTACTCGGTGTCCGCTCATGGAGCGACGGGCCAGCCGGGAACGCCTGGAGCACCGGGGTCGCCGGGCAATCCAGGCGCTCCAGGTGTCGGCGTGTCCAGCACGGCGGTCACCTATCAGGTGGGCAGCAGCGGCACCTCTGCGCCGACGGGCGCGTGGTCGTCCACCCCGCAGGCGACGACACCCGGCACGTTCCTGTGGACGCGCACCATCACCACCTACTCCGACACCACGACCTCGACGGCCTACTCGGTTGCCGCGCACGGCACGACTGGACTACCCGGATCTCCGGGGGCACCTGGATCCGACGGGTCTCCAGGTGCTCCCGGCGTGGGTGTGTCCTCGACCGCCGTCACCTATCAGGCAGGGTCGAGCGGCACGGTCGCGCCGACAGGGACGTGGATCGCGAATCCTCCGGCCACTGCGCCCGGTGAGTTCCTCTGGACCCGGACGATCACCACCTACACGAACGCGACCACGAGCACCGCCTACTCGGTGGCCGCGCACGGCACCACCGGAAATCCCGGCGCGGACGCCTACACGATCAGCCAGAGTAACGAGGCACACACGTTCCCCGGCTCGACGGGGGCCGCGCTGGCAGGCAGTACGACGACGGTGTTCACCTCGTACAAGGGCGCAACCCCGATCAACGCAAGCATCTCGAACGCGGCAATCACCGGGGCACCTACGGGGATGACGACGGCGGTGACCGGCTCTCCGGGTACGCCGACGGTGACCGTCACGGTGACGACCGCGCTGGTCGCCCTCAACGGTGTCCTGACAATCCCGGTCGTGGTGGACGGCTTCACCTTCAACAAGATCTTCTCGTGGTCGGTGAGTCGCCAGGGTACGCAAGGAACTCCGGGCGATCCCGGTGCGGACGGGACGCCGCGCTACACCTGGACGAAGTACGCCGACAACTCGACGGGCACCGTCGGGTTCTCCGACACCCCGACGGCGACCTCGAAGTACCTCGGCATGGCGTACAACAAGACGAGCCAGACTGAGAGCAACCTCTCCACCGACTACGAGTGGTCGCTGATCCAGGGGCCGCAGGGACCGCAGGGTCCTCCGGGTTCGGCGGGTGCGCCAGGATCGGCGACCGACGGGCTGCCCCCGACCGCCTCCGTCACGAACCTGGAAGTGATCGGTGGGATCGGCGCGCTGTTCGTGCGTTGGACGCCGATCAACAACCCCGACCGGGTGACCTACGATCTACACGTCTCCTCGGTCAGCGGGTTCACCCCCGACGCAAGTACGCTGATCGTGTCTACGGCGGGGTCCAGTCACACGCTGCGGGCGTTGCGGACGGCGATCGGGGATCCCCCCTCAACGGACCTGCGCTACGGCGTCGACTACTTCGCTCGGGTGATTGCCCGAGACCCCGATCCTGGAGTTGGACCGACCAGTCCGCAGGCGACGGGGCAGATGATGCTGGTCAACACTGCGGACATCGCTACCCGAGCAGTGGTCGCCGAGCACATCGTGACGGGCACCCTGACCGGCGATCTGTTCTCAGGCGAGGTGGTGCTCGGCTCGACCATCAGCACGGGCGGGCTTGACGCGGACGGCAACATCGTCGGTGCCCGCATCGACCTCGGCCCAGACGGGCTGCTGATCTTCGATTCCACCGGGAAGGCGATCACCGCGTTCCCTCTCGACCAGAGCGGAGAGGCGTTTATCCGGCAGGCGCACCTGGAGATTCTGTCGGCCGATGTGATCGACAACTTCGTGATGCACGGGGTCAACAACCGGACTGACGCCTCGTCGAAACTGACGCTCGGGAATGGCATCGCGGCACCTTCGGCCGGGGCAACGCTGGCGCAGACCTACGACCACGTGACATTCAACCAGACCACCGTCGTCACCGGGACAGGGTCGTGGGCGATGGGCTCGTTTGCGTTCAATGCCGCCGAGGCCCGGTCGATGGCATGGGACGCGACGAACAACTGCTGGAATGTCATCCAGGAGAAGAGCGCGGGCTTCCGGCAGTGGCGGTTCAACGCCGACGGTACAATCAAGATGAACCCGTTCGTCACAACGGCCCCGTGGGTGGACGACTTCAAGGGCTTCCACTCCGCATCGACTTCGTCCCAGGCGCTCCTGTTCACGAACAACCTGGACTGGATCGTGTGGGGTGCCTCGGGGAACATCCCGGCCTCCTGGATCATCAACGCGAACCAGGACCCCTACATCTCGTACGACCCCGTGGCGGGTCATCACCTGCTCGTGCAGAACACGTCGGGTTCTGGGTCTCGGCCCATCCAGGTGCGCCGGTTCACCATGCCGGGAGGAATCCCGACCAGCCAGAGCGTCTACACGAGCCCGAACGGCCTCGGGTCGGGCAACCAGATCAACGGCACCTACTACGGAGCCGCTGACTTCGGTGGAGCCCGGTACGTCGTAAGCCGGATGGGTACGCCGTCGATCTTGGTCTTCGCCGGGACGACCCGATACAACACGAACGGCTCTTACCAGGAGTGGCCCCTGGAGGTCGCTTCGCAGGCGTTCGGCATGGACGGGGCTGGGGCGTTCTGCTCACTTGCCGCGTCGGGCGTAATGACGAAGTACACGAACTGGACGTGGACCGCCGAACCGGCGACCACCTACGTCGGGATGTCGGGCTTCGACTCTCGTACCGCCGGAGACACGGCGAATCCGTGGCCGGGGCAGTCCGCCGGACAGCACGAGACCCCCATCGGCACCCTCGTGGCTCTGGCGATGAAGCGCCGCTCGAAACTGACGATCACGGTGCCGGTGACGCAGGACTCCGGCGGCAACGACGACCAGAACCAGTGGAAGGTCTATTGGGCTCGCACTCCTTCGACCCCGGCTAAGACTGATATGCACCTCGTGTCTACGCTGGGCTCCAACTCGGTCCCGCAGGCAGTGACCATGACTGCCGATTCGGTGGGGGCCAATCCACCGGGCGGCATCCAGGGGCAGACGGGGTCGGGCAACAACTTCCCAGCCGGGAACCCCGCAAGCCTCGTCTCGGCGGCTACCGATGTCAGCGCCGTCCCGTTGATCCAGTTGAAGGGCGACGGCTCCGGCCGGTTGGGTCCGTTCAAGTGGGACAATCAGGGCCGCGATCTGGTGAAGAACGGCACCGCGATGGCGTTCACCTCGGCACACGCCGCGAGCATGGCGAATGCTACCTTCACGACGCTCGGCGCTTGGTCACAGGACAGCGCCTGGGGTGTGAACACGGGAGCGTTCATCTCGGGTGTCGGCTCTGGTCTGTTCACCTTCACCGTGCCGGGTGTCTACCAGATCATTGCCTCCGGCAACATCCCCAGCACCGGCCCGACCAACCCGACGCGTCACATCGTTGCTATCTTCAAGGGTGCTACCGAGGTCATTCGGCACGACGGCTCGGCGGGAGCCAACTCGGGTGGAAACCCCTGGGTCGGGCAGATCAGTACCGTCATACGAATGGCCGCTGGGGAATCATTCAGTATCCAGTTGTGGCAGAACTCCGGAGTCACCGTCCAGGCTGGCACGAACCCCGGTCACGAGTGCTACATCATCAAGTTGAGCGACTAGCAGGAGGACCAATGACGTACCAGTCAGTCAGCGATATGCAGGCTTCAATGTCACTGCGACAGCGGTGCATCGCAGCCGCAGCGAACGAGGGCAGCCTCTCCCCGGACATCTGGGTGGCCGAGAACTTCTGGCAGATCGTGGCTCACGACGACGAGTGGGACGCACGCTGGTCCGACTCCGTCTTCAACTACAACCTGACCTTCAACCCTGACACCGGAGCTCGGCCGGATGTGATCACCGACCAGATGATCACGACCGTCGTACAGGCTCTCATGGCAGCCCCTCCGGGGGTGTAACCGAGTGGCGCGTCTTCGGGACAAGCCCACCGGCGATCTCATGGTGCTGATGATCGCCACCACCGTCTGCTCCTCTGTGTTCGTTGGGGGAGCAGCGCTCGTGGTGCTGGCTGTCGTACGACCGGACTTGGATACCTCGAACTTCGCGCGCAACATCGCAGATCTACTCAACACGCTGATCGGTCTGCTGGCTGGCTTCCTGGCCGGGCGGACTGATGCAAACGTCACCGCGAACAAGCGACTGCTCGACATGGAGCAGGAGTTGATGAAGCGGCCTAAGCCGCCAGAGGAGAAGCCATGAGACCTTGGCTCGGCTACACTACCTCGGGCGCATTGATGGTTCTCGCATTCGGCATGGCCCTCTCCAGCCCCGCACCCGCGAATGAAGCCACCTCACCCCCGCCCCCAGCACCGACACAGACGACGACCGTACAGATACCGGGTCCTCCAGGTCCTCCAGGTCGTGCTGGTGTTCCTGGCTCTCCAGGCAACGATGGTCGTGATGGTGGTCCTGGCTCTGCTGGGCCTCCTGGCCCTCGTGGGGGGATTGGTCCTCCTGGTCCTCCTGGTCGCAGCGTGACGGGACCACCGGGCAAGCCCGGACGACAAGGACCACCGGGCAAGCCTGGACGACCTGGACGGCCCGGACGGCAGGGACCACCCGGCCCCGCGCAGCCCCCAGGAGCCTGCCCTCCAGGCTTCACCTTCGAGGTCGTGGCCGTCCACCAGCGAGCGCCGATCGACAGGGACCTGATCATCCAGGTGTGTGTCCAGGATGGGCAGTGACTAGCCCGCCTGCTATGGTGCGGTAAGGACGAAAGGCGGCAACATGAGGACATTCCGATTGGTCCGTGACGTGGACGTCACAGGCATCTCCGGCACCGGCCTCGTAGCGGAGGGCGTGGAGTTCAACGACGGCACGGTCGCGCTGCGGTGGGAGGGTCCGATCCAGCAGCCGTGGGGCCTGATCGAGCCGACCACCGTGATCCACCCCAACATCGCCAACGTCGAGCATCTCCACGGCCACAACGGACAGACACACATCGAATGGGAGGACGAAGATGAGTGAGCAGACGCCGGGGTACGACCCGAGGACGGACCCGGACTCGGACCAGTACGACCCCGACCTGGGCGCCGAGCCGGACGAGGAGGAGGGTGTCGACGACGACTTCGACCCCGACGAGGAAGTCGACTCGGACGAGTCCGACGACCCCGGCGAGGGCGGCAACGAGGGAACGGAAGAGGGTGAGTCCGAGTGAGACCAGTCAAGGGTCCCATCGGCACGCCGTACGGTCGGCGCGGGCGGTACTGGTCCTGTCGTCGAGACGGGGCTGGCAACGGCATCCACACCGGGGTCGACTTCCCTGCGCCCTCCGGCACCACTGTCATCGCCGCCCGTGGAGGGACCGTGGTCTACTGCAATCACGGCTCTGCCTTCGGCTTCCACCAGTTGGAGATCAAGCGTGCAGACGGCACGCGGGACTTCTACGCGCACATGCGGACCCGGAGCGTCCCGAACGGGGCCAAGATCAGGGCCGGGCGCAAGATCGGTGAGGTCGGTGCGGAAGGCAACGTGACCGGACCCCACCTCCACTTCGAGCGGCACTCCGTCGCCACCGGGGGCTGGTCGTGCGCGATCGTGCGTGACCCGCAGCCCTCGATCGACTTCCAGCCGCCGAAGCCGAAGAAAAAGAAGTAGGGAGCTCATCATGGAGAACTGGCAGCACTACTGGAAGGCGATCCTTGCGTTCCTGGTCCCGGGGGCGATCATCATCGGCTCGTCCGTCCTGGGAGACTCCGACGGGGGATCTACGATCACCGGCTCGGAGTGGGTGACCGCGGTCGTGGCGATGATCGTGACCGGCGCAGCGGTGGGCGTCAAGGGCAACGCCCCGACGAACACCACGCCGGTCGCCCCGACGCACTCGGCGGGAGATCCGCTGTGACTGACGTCATCGTCAAGGCGATGCACGCCTCGCTCCAGTTCAGCGACACGCCGAAGCAGCAGGAAGAGGACATCACAGACCTCTTCGCCCGTGCGAAGAAGCGCGGCGTCTGGTTCATCACGGGCACCGAGGCCGGTCCCGGCGCTGGGCCGACCAGCGATCTCCTGGTCCGCATCGGCAAGGCGGCTGGCTTCAACGTCTGGGTCCCGAGCGCGGGCAAGGGCGAGGGGTCCACCACCGACGCGTGGGTCGCGGTCAACAGCGAGCGTGTCAAGAAGGACTCATGGAGAACCGGCTACGAGTTCGCGATCCCCGGCTCCAGGGCGCTCTACGAGAAAGCAGGCGTGGACGCTGAGTACCCCCGCTGGGGACAGAAGGGCGTCGTGTGGGTGTCCTTCAAGAACGCGGACATCGGGGTCGTCAGCGTGGCCGCTGCTCACTACCTGACGAAAGGCGCAAGCCCCGAGGGCCAACCGATCAAGGGCGTCGACCACTACCAGTGGAACACGGTGCTCGCCAAGGAGATCGGAGATTGGGCTCGCAAGCATGGAGCGGGCAAGGCCCTCGCCTTCTATGGCGGTGACCAGAACATCCAGGACCGCAACAACGACACCTTCAGGGGTCAGCCCCTCACGTCCGCGTGGGACGAACTGAAGAAGTGGGAGAGCACCGGCCACGGAACCATCGACGTGATCGCCTCCTACAACGGGGACGGACGCGTCGCGGCGCAGGCGGCCCGTTCTCTGGACGACAAGGAGTTCTTCCAGCACAGCGACCACTTCGTCATTGAGGCCGAGTTCAAGGTCCGCGCCCTCTAGAGCGGCCCCCCGGCCCCACCCCCGGCTCCACCGTTGTGAACTCGAGTAGGCAGCAGGAGCCGGGGGTGGCCCCGGAAGCGCTCAGACGCCCGTACAGCGTCGCGGGGCTGGCGGTGGGCACCCGTGCCCCACTACTGGCCCCGCGAGCGTCAGAGGGGCGTCTGAGCGCTTCCTACGGTCGCGTGAGTGCTGCCACGCCCGCCGCAAACCGGGCCAACTCGTCCGCCTCCCGCTGCGCGAGGCTGCTGACGCGGTCGTAGGCCCGGTCCGCCCAGACGTCGTGCTCGATCTCTACCTCGGTGAGCGCGTGGTCCAGTTCCTCGAACGACGTGGACTGGAGAAGCAGCGCCGCCTCGCCGATCCCTTCTCGTACGTGGGGTGTGTCCACGTGTACCGAGGGGATTCCGTACCACGCCGCCTCCATCGCGGCCATGCCGTAGGTCTCGTACCGCGACGGGACCAGCAGCACGCGAGTCTCGGCCCAGAGCCTGCCCATCTCGTCGGGGTGCAAGCGCGGCCAGATCTCTACGTTGTCGAACTTCTCAGCCTGCGCCCAGAAGTCGGGGTCACCGTGAGTCGTGTGTGCGGGCGACTCCACAATGATGAACCGCTGGTCATGGCGTCGCTTCGCCAACTCGAGCACCCGCTCCGCGCCCTTGTTCACGAGAGACGAGGTCAGCGTTCGTGCGTTGTGCGGCCCCTCCGGTATCGGCCTCGGCAACCCGACAGGCGGGTGCAGCACCCACCCCCTCGGGTCGTGCCAGTCCTTGCGAGCAGCCTCCGTGTTGTAGAGGCGGACTGTGGCGTCTGTTCGTGCCCGTCGCAGGTCTTTCCCGAAGCGGGGCGGCGCATGGACAGCGAGGATAGACGGGAGGCGCATCCGCTTCGCAGCCTTGATGGTGTCCTCGGACAGTGTCGAGTGCCCGAACAGGATGGTAGCCCCGGCGGACACGGCGTCGTCCTTGATGCACTGAAGGGATACGCCTGTCGCCGGCCTCACCGAGACCCCGTCGTACTGATAGCCCTCGAGCGTCTCCGTGAACACGACGGCCCCCGGCACGGCGCGGAGAGTGCGGTGGGTAGACATCTCCCCGCCCATGGACCAGAGCGGAGGGTAGCCGTGGAGGAACGCGGTGAGTGTCATCGCAGGCGGCGCTTCCAGTCGCGGTCCTGCGTCCAGCGGACGTAGGCCATTCGGTCCATGCGGCGGAGGTCGGCGTTGCGCCCACCCTCAGCGTACGTGGAGTCGTGGACCTGCTCACCCTCGACCCACGGGTGGAGATGCCTGATGCTAACCGGCACGAACACGAAGTTGTGGAGATACCGGCCCACGTCTCTCGCCACGTTGTCCAGGAACAGGTGGCGGATGGTGGGTGGCGACAGGTAGCCGAGACGACGGTAGACCTCCGCATGGGTGACGTAGTGCGTCGGCAGGTCGGGCTCATGCTTGTGCCGTAGGCCGTCGTCACCGTAGGCGATGCCGAGGTCGTCGCCCAGCCCCTCGACCAGCCGGGTGTCCCAATGTGGGGTCTCCGGCACCACGTCGTCACCGAACATGCCGAGGTGTGGCACCCCGTCCCGCTCTGCGAGGAAAGCGAGTTCGTTCAGGGAGGCACCGAAGCCGATGCGAGCACCGTGGCGGACCGTGATGTTCCGATACGCCCGCCCGATGACTTCGTCGTACGCGGGTGCCTGCGGGTCGTCGTAGTCGAGCCGGAGGTACAGGTGCCAGTCGTCAGCGGTGTCCTCGACCGCCGAGAGGAAGCGGTGGAGGTTGTCTGGTCGCCCCCGTGTGGGGAGAAGGATCCCGAGTGTCACATGCGCCACGCTTTCTCGTAGGGTGAAACGTCTGGGAACAGATACCTCAGCACCGGCTCCACGGCTGAACGGAACGTGTCGCCGCTAGAGGACAGCCACGCGCCACGCGGGAACGGGTCGCTCCGTCGCATCAACTTCGGGTCATCATGCTCCACACCCTTACAGCCTGACAAGGCCCCGTACAGGGTCCTCACGTGGACGGCGTCGGTGGAGACGCTCTTCGCCAGCCGCAGCGCCTCCCGCATCGGCGTCTTGTGAACGATCAGCGGTAGGTGGACGTCGTAGCACATCGCCCCCGCCAGCATCCCACGCTGCTCCATCAGCGCGGCGGTCTCGCGCAGCCCCTTCCCCCACGGCGTCTTGTTCTTGACGTACCTCTCGAGCAGGGGCTCCAGCAGGCCACGATGGTAGAGCGGCACGCTGCCGACCGGGTGCATCGCGAAGAAGTCGTCGTTCCAGAGCATGAAGGGATCGCTCACCTCGGGGGTGTTGCACGCGGCCCCGATGTGGCCTCGCGTCGAGGAGTACGGCGACCCACCCTGCACCCGCTTCTGGTGGGTGACCTCGTTGACCCAGGTAGGCGCACCCCCGAAGATCCATACCCGGTCATGGTCCACATTCGCCAGCGTGCGGAGGGAGTACCGGAGTTCGGGGTTCTCGCCGTCTCGGCATACGTAGACGGCGTCCATCAAAGGAGGTCTGCGCCTTCTCCGTACACCGTCTCCCCGGTGTCTACCTCGACGGCCCGTGCGATGACTCCGCGCTTCGCCAACTTCTGGACGTAGACGGCGGGGTTCATCAGGTTGATCCCGGCGTGCCCGGTCCCCCAAGACGCGGTCATCGCGTTCCAGTACTCCACACGTACGAACGTGGGATGGTCCATCACTTGTAACCTCTTCTCTCGTCCTCGTCTCCGGCTGCCTTGCTCAGCGCATAGGCAAACAGCAGAATGATCAGATAGGTGATGACCCCGAGGACTACCCAGAGCCACCACGGCATCGGTTATATCGCCTCCTCCAGTTCATCCGCCTCGAACTGCACCACGAGGCGCTCGTACTCCTCGCGGTGGGCATCCCTCAATGCGGACAGAGCCCTCCGTCGGATCTTCTCGCGGTTCCGGCTTCGGTTCTCCTTGGTCCTAGCACGGTACTCCCGGAGGTACTCGTTGATCGCTTCGCGGCAGGCGTCGCACGGCGGCTCACTCCGGCGACGGTGGGCGTAGTATCCGCTCCTCGTCCCGTGGTTGATCATGTCAGATTCCCTCACTGTGAATAACGACGCGCCCTTGTGTGATGATCATAGGCGCATTCTCGAACGACCCGATACTGGAAGCCTCGTACCCGAAAGGTATGAGCACCTCCTGTGGACGACTCGCGTGATACCTGATAGACGACGCCATCATGGAAGCCTCGTCATCGCTATCCGCGTTGTACCCGAACGACAGCCACGTCCCGCTACCGCTTCTCAATGTAGCGCAGGCGACGGCCTCGTGACCGAGTAGTGCGTCGTGGATTACCGCCCCGATCGCAGCGTCCGGAACTTGGACGTGTGCGGTGTACTCGGTCATAACAACTCCTTCATTTCGTCGATCCGGTCTTGGTCCGCGTACCAGAGAACACGCTTCATCTCGCTGCCCCGGTACTTTGACAACGCCCGCCAGTCCACCTCACCCCACTCATACTCTTCTCCGCCCTTCGGGCAGACGCGCAGGTAGTTGTCCCCCATCTCGTACAGGCGGAGCATCGCGTACTCATGCTCGGAGAGGAGGGCCGCAAGCCCCGGCGTTCGGATGGTCGTCTGCGTGTCCGCCTCCTGAACCCGGTTCCGGCCCTCGTTCTGATTCCAGTACTCGAACGCGAACGACGGCATGGTGAAAGCGTCCATGCCCGCCTGGAACAGCGTGGCAAGAAAGCCGACGTCCTCACCTACGATGCCGAACTGTTCGAGGTTGAGCCGGATGCCGTGCTCTTCCAGCCTCTCCAGGTCCCACGCCGTCCACTGGCGCGGGGTGCTCCCGCCGTTCAGGTAGTACCGAGTCGCGTGGTTCCGATTGTCGAACGACCGCAGCCGTTTGATCGTGGTGCCGATCACCGCCTTCGGCTCCTCGTCGAAGACGTCATCAGCGACCTTGCCCATCATGGTCACGGTGGCCTCTTCCAGCGCGGCCAGCCCACCGAACTCCTCGATGTCGTCCTTGTCGAAGACCCGGCTGCACGGTGCCCCGGCGTTCGGCCCCTTGACGAAGTGGTGCTGATACAGCGGGCGAAACTGGAGCAGGTCGTCGTCCATCATCACGGCCCGCTGGTAGCCGAACTCACGGGCTAGGTCGTACGCGCCCCAGCGGGCCGCTCCGCAGGAACCGATCTGCTCGTCAGGCAACGCCTCGAACCGCAGGGCAGGGAAGTGTCTGCGGTACGCGGCGATCTGTGACTCTCGGACGACCACGTGAATGTCGTCCAGGCGCTCCCACTCCGACATCCTGGTCAGAGTGGGAGCGTCGTATCGGTTGTACGAGATCACCCATACCGGGAGGCGGTCTTCCTTCTCCACCCGGTACAGGTAGTGGAACATCTCATCTCGCAGCATCAGTCGGCGTCTGCCCCTCGGTACTCGTCGGTGCCGTAGGTCTCCGCGTACCAGACGTCGCGGGCGATGGGGGCCACGCGCCGCGCCAACTCTGCGACGAAGTCCGACTTCTGGTCTGTGCTGTACGTATCGATGCTGTCGCAGTAGAGGTTGAAGTCATCCACGATGTCAACGATGGCGATGTCCGCCGCCTGCCCCACGCACTCCTCGGTCTCCGCCAAGAACCACGACAGCATGTCGTTGACGTTCTCGGGGCCGTCGTCCTTGCCCTCGAGCCACAGTCCGTACTTCAGCGTGTAGACCAGCAGGTCGATCAGGGTGTCAGCCGAACTGTCGTACTCGTCACCCACCCCCAGCCGGTCCACCTTGCGAGCCATGTTCGCCAGGATCGACATCTTCTCGCCGCGCTTCTTCCACGAGTCTCCGTACGACTCGTGCTTCTTGAAGTGCAGGTCGGTGACGAAACCGTAGAACGCCCGTGTGCGGTCGTGCGCGGCTAGGTTGTGGGTTACCCCCGCCCCGGTGTCGTGCGACGTCTGAGGGGCCTCTGAGAGCGTCGTGGCGGGGGTCCTGGCTATGGCCGCTGCCAGCGCCGTGCCGTTGAGCGCCTTGAGCCAGAACTCATCGCGCTGCCAGAAGTACGCAATCGCCACGGCCCAGGACTGGAACAGCGGTTCCTGGATCTTGTCCAGGCGCTCCAGCGTGGCCGTGCCCGCCCGGCACATCTCCTCCCATGCGAACCACTGGTCGAGGAGGGTGTCCACTTCGAACAGGGTTCGGTTCATGTGATCGGGCATCTGGAACGGGCTGATCGCGTACGAGTTGTCTTCGTACTCGAAGCGATTGGCCCTCTCCCAATGCGGTGCGTAGAGGTGCAGGCTGCCGATGTTGAACGTGAGCGTGCCCACGGCAATCCCGAGCAGGTGCGCCACGATCTCCTGGAGCGTGCTCCACTCGAAAGCGTTGATCCCCGACCAGCCCCACATCATGTCGTTCGACCGCACGGTCACGGTCATGTGCAGGGCACCGAGGCGGCTCTGGAATTGGAGGAAGTCGTTGCAAGGGATGTCCTTGCCCGGCTCCGTGTCGCGCGCCGGGTCGTAGATCGCGATCACCGCACGCCGGGACAGTGGGTCTTCCCGGAGCAAGTCCACGACGTGGGCGACCTGATCGATCGGCGCATAGTAGTCCTCGCCCGGCTTGCGCGTGGACCACTGCCGGAGACGCGGGCCGTAGCCGCCTCTCCACGTGATGCCGTCGTCGCTGTACTCCTTGGCTCGCGGCAGGTAGGCGCTCAACCACTCGACGTCGTTGCGCCCGGCCAGCACCCACATCGTCTCAGCGATCTGGGCGAAGATGTTGGCCTTGCGGTTGATGGTGAGGATCTCCCGGCGCTGCGGGTCGGTCAGCACGATCTGGGTGTTCAGGAGTTCCTTCACCCGCCCGTTGCGGCTGCCCACCTCGTCGCCTATGTCCAGGATGCGGGAGCAGATAAACGGCAGCGCCTCACTCGCCGTGGGGAACGTGTACTTCTCCGTCACGGCAACTCCATCCCGTCGATCGCGAGGCTGAGGGACTCACGGGCCTGCTGGAGCCACGCCTCGTACTCGGTTGCATCCTCGGTGGGCTCCTCGCCCTCCGGCTCCCAGTTCTCCAACTCGTCAGCCGCTTCGTTCAGCGTCTCGGCCCGCTGCTGGAGGTCCTCGTTCTTGTCGAACATCTCACTGTCCTCGTACTGCCCGGCGACCTCGCGCACGGCGTTGGCAACGTCGTCGCGGATCTGGTTCAGGTCCTCCAGGTTGCCCGCACCGTCGACGTCCACCTCCTCCTGCGCGGCGTAGGCGTCAGCCACGAACGATGACTCCCGCTCGCTGGGCTTGGGGAAGCACTCAGGCTTCGTGCAGCGGGTACGCGTGAACCCGCGGAACCCCACAGCGAACCGGACGGCGGGGTCTCCCACCTTGATCTCCAGCCCGCACTTCTCGCACTTGCCGGGCTTCCGCACCCGGCCGATCTGATTGACCTTTGCCAGACTCATGTTCTGCCTTTCTCCATTGGTTGCCTACACCTAAGCCTAGCAGGGTGGGCTAGGCGAGGGGTAGTCAGGTTGGTCCTACCACCACTGCGGGAGGATCGGGGTTGGCTGAGCGCCGGGGTGGGCGGGTCGGTACGCCGTCTTCCTGCGAGGGGTGTTGATCTCGCGGGCGTACTTGCTGAACTCGCAGAGAGTGTTCTGCACGTCCATCGGCGTGAGGGAGCGGCCCGCCAGCGTGACGGCACCGTAGGCCATCCAGTCGAAGGCGAGATCGTAGATCATGTCCTCCGCTTTCTTGATCGGGTCGAGCAGCGCGGCACCGCGGACGGCACCGGGGCCAGCCACCACGAACGACAGGTCCGGCTCATCGATCTGGAGGTAGTCCCAGTCGGTGAGGATCTGCATCGACAGGAAGCGACCCAGCCCCTTCGTCGACCTGAGCAGGTGATACCGCTCGTCCTGGGTAGTGGCGTCCAGGAACGCCTCGGCCTTCTCCTCGATGAAGAACCGGACCAATGAGATTGCATCGACCATCTTGTCGCTGCCGGTGACGCCGGGGTTCGGGATGATGATGTACGCCCCGCTGAAGATCGGGTTCCCCAGGTTCCGGTACAGATCCAAAAAGGCAGTGATCCGTTCCGGGTTCTCGGTGAAGTCCGCGGCCACCGGGTAACGCCCGAGCGACGACCTCAGCGCGTACCACGTCGACGGGCGGTTCGTGATCCGGTAGAAGACCAGCCGGGTGATCACGTCCACCGGATCGTCGCCGTCGAGGTCGAACACGAACTGCGAGCCGGGGTCGAGGACGCGGAACATATTGGTCATCTTCAGGTTCACCAGCACCGGGTCTTCGGTCCACGGCTGCGGTGCATTGTCCTGACGGGCGAGCCAGATCTTATGCCGCTCTATCACCATGTGATCGTAGAGGTCCATCATGTCAGTGCCCCGCCTCGTACCAATCGTCGGCGGGCTTCCCGCTCGTCAGGGGGAACGGCACCTCTCGGAACTTCGTGGTGAAACACGCCTCGGCCTCCTTCTTCATCGCTTCGTGATTGTCCCTAGGGAACGAGAACACGACGGCGTCGTGAACCGTGATCTTGAGGTAGTGCAGCAGGCCCGCATCCCGGCATCGGATCATGCCGTCAACGAGCAACTCGCGGGTGCCGTTCTGGCCATACAGAGCGGGGGACTGCGTGTACTCACGACCCGGCTCCAGGTAGAGCACCCCGCCCCATGCGTTCGTCAACGTGCCACACTTCCCCTCCTCGCGGGACCGCTCCATCCACTTGGCAACTGACGGGTAGGTCATGCCGAACTTCTTGATCACGTCGTAGCCCTGATTCAACGTGATACCCACCGTCTCACTCACCCGCTTACCGCCCGCGCCGTAGGGGATGGCGTGGGTGACGTCCTTCGCGATCTGGCGGTACTTCTTCGGGTCCTCGTCCAACTTCGCCCCGTAGCACCATCGCGCTGTCTGGATGTGAGCGTCGAACTTCGGGTTCGTCATGTCCCTCAGGTAGTGCCGGTCCCCGCTGTACGCCGCGACCACGCGGGCGTCGGCTGCGGCGAAGTCCATCTCGTACAGGACGTGGTCATCGCCGTCTGCCACGAAGTACGCCTTCTCAATCGCGCCGGGGCCGTGTGCTGTCCAGACTGACAGGCCGGGGTTGGATACCGAGAAGCGCCGCGACCGCTGAAGCGACGTGATGTCTGGGTGGACGAAGCCGTCGTCGTGGGTGTTCTCGAGCGCGAGTTGCGCCAGCGACCGCTGACCCAGCAGTTCGCCCAGCGCCTCACCCATCGCCTCGTTCTCCGTACCCACGGTCACGCTCTTGATCGCTTCACCGGACAGGGACGGTGCGCCCTTCTTCGTCTTGGGCAGCCGCTTCGCGCTCGGCCCCAGGATGTCAAGGATCGCGGCCTTCCCCGCGTTGCTCCTCCACGGCTGCTTCCCCTGCGTCGGGAACCCGTAGTCCATCACAAGGTCCACGAGCAGGGCGTCCTTCCGGCGCTGGAGTTGCCGCACCCGTGCCTCGGCCACGTCCCGGTCTACGCGGAATCCGTTGCGGCTGATCTGGGCGTTGATCGCCGCTACCTCCTGCTCCCGCCACTCGTAGTCCGTGGGCTCGGCGACACTGAACATGGCCCGTGCCAACTCTCGGTTCGCCACCACGTCCTGTCGGGCGTACTCCTCGAACTCGTCGTTGATCGGGATCTCGCCGATCTCACACCCGTGCCGCTTCGCCATGTCTTTCAGGTTGCCGTGCTTCCCCGGGATGCCGAAGGTGAAGCAGGCGTTCTCGAGCGAATGGAACGCCAGCGCAGACCCCGGCGAGTTGGAGAGTTGGACCACGCCCTTCGCGTTGAGGAAGCGGTCAGGCGCGGGGGTGACGCACGTTGCATGGACAAGGGTGTCGAACACGGGTAGGTGGAGCGCCTCGTCGTTCATGAGATAGGACAGGTCGTAGGAGTGGATCTGGTGGCCGATGATCAGCCGGGCCGACCGTATCGCGTCGACCACCTCGTCGAAGTCCTGGGTGAGCACCACGTCGCCCTCGCCCCATGCGTACTGACCCAACCGGAAGAAGTCACGCGGTGCCATGTTCCAGCGGTGCTCGGAGCCGTGCGTCTCGGTGTCCAGGATGAGCACGTCGTCGTCGAACATGTGAAGGTCCAGCCCGTGCGCCTGCTTCAGCGCGAACTGGACGTAATACTGAGCGTTCGGGTAGCCGATCCCCTTGCGGAAGCCCTGCCCGTTCTCGAGGGGGATCCACACCGCGTCGTAGAACTGCTTCGGGCCGAGGGTGCGTACGGCGGCGTTCTGGTCAAGCAGGTCGAACGCGAGGTCAGCGTCGCCGTCGGTGTACTTGATTCGCAGTGGTTCGCCCAGAGCAGAGAGAGCCGCTGCTCGGATGATGGGCTTGGCCGCATCCGGGAACTTCACTCGGTTCACCGTGATGGTGTCCACTGCTCTCCTGTCTAAACGAAGAGCAGCCGGGGCGGAGGAGAAAGGCTCGCCCTTTCGGGCTGTCGTTGGGGGGCAACTCCCCGCGGACTGAACGACTCCGCCCCGGCTGCGGTCTAGTGTACCTGACCTTGTCTCAGATCAGGTCGTCCTCGTCGACCTCGACTTCGGCGAAGTCCTCGTCCGGGCTGGACACACTGCCACCGAACGACTCGTCGTCGCGGGCTTTCATGATGTTGTTCAGGAAGAACGACACCCCCTTCGACTCGTTGTCGTAGGCGAACGACGTGGCGCTGACGTAGGCCCAGCACCCCGAGTAGACCTCGCTGGCGTCGAGGATGGGCTGGCGGTCGATGTCGACCAGGCCCACCTTCTTCTTGGACCGGGTGTTGAGGAGCATGTGCCCCTCGTTCTCCGGGTACTTGTCCAGGTCGGTGTCGTCGCCGTCCTGGAACGAGATCTTGAGGTTGCGCGGGATCTTGCCGCCCCACTTCGCGGTCTTGCCGTACTCCTTGGCCTCCTCGATCGCTTCCTCGATCTGCGCGATCAGGGCCTTGTCCCGCTTCGGGACGAGGACGCTGGTGCGGAACACACCGTCCTCGTCCGGGAGGAAGCAGAACGTGAGCCGCACCGGCTTCTTGGTCACTACCTTCGCCATCAGGCTTCTCCTTGATTCTCGATCTCTGCGAAGTCCGTCTGCGCAGAGTGGACAGCGTCGGCCGGTGGCCGAGGGTCGCTCTCCTTAGCGACGGACAGGCGTCCCTCGCTCTTACCCAACAGGTCGCCTAAGACCTCTTGGAGTTCATTGGCCCCGACCAGTTTGTCCAACTGACCGAGGGTGGCTATCTTCATGTGGGATACCTCTTCCACCCCGTATCCCGCGTCGATGAGGGCGCCGATCGCCTTGGCCTCATCGCTGATCTGGCGACGCCCACCACTCAGCACGACCTTGTAGCCCGGGACCGACCCGGCCTCCTCGTAGGCCCGCTTCAGCGCGGTGTCCTCGATGTCGGCGATCCACCGCTTCAGGTGTGCCGTGCGAGAGAAGG